TGGTGGCAATGGCGGCCCGTCGACGGTGGCCAGTTCGCAGGACGACACGGCGGCTTGTCGTCGAGCGGCTGGAGGCAGTGGTTGAGCAGAACGCAGACGACTCGGTGGCCATCGCGGCTGCCAAGGCGTTGGCGGCTATCGACGGCCTGAACATCAAGCGCGAGCAGGGGCCAGTGTCTTCCGTGGTGAATGTCGGCGTGTCGGTGACTCTCTCGCAGTCCGTGGAGGCGGCGTTAAGTGAGCCTGAGTATCTCGCGTTCTTGGAAGGACGTGGCGACGCCAGCGCTGTTCGCCAGGGCGGCCAGTAGCGGACGTTTCCAGATTCCTCGACACGTCAGCACAATCAGCCGGGCCATCTGCGACACGATCACCGGTAGGAGTGAGCCGATCCTGTTGATCGAGGCTCCCCCCCGGCATGGGAAGAGCGAGTTGGTTTCCAAGTTCCTCCCGGCGTGGTATCTCGGGGTGTGGCCAGATCGGCGGGTCATGCTGGCAGCGTATGAGGCGACGTTCGCGAGATCCTGGGGACGCAAGGCCCGGCAGGTGTTCGTGGAGTCGGCGTGTCCGGTGTTCGGTCGGGGACTGTCGGGGGACAACTCGGCGGCGGACGATTGGAGCACGACGGCAGGCGGGGGCATGTCCACGGCAGGTGTGGGCGGTCCGATGACCGGCCGAGGGGCACATCTGCTGATCATTGACGACCCGGTGAAGAACGCGGAGGAAGCCCTGTCAGCGACCACCCGGGAAAACCATTGGGATTGGTGGCAGTCCACGGCATCGACGCGACTTGAGCCGGGCGGAGTCGTGATAGGCATCATGACCAGATGGCATGAGGACGACATCTTCGGGCGGCTGCTGAAGGGCGGGGGACAGATCCGGCGGCTGACGTTGCCGGCGCTGGCCGAGTCGGGGGACGTGCTGGGCCGACAGCCGGGGGAAGCCCTCTGGCCCGAGCGGTATCCTGTCCAGCGGCTGGAGCAGATGCGGCGGGAACGGTCGGAATATTGGTGGCGGTCGATGTTCCAGCAACGCCCGGGCAAGTGGGGGGAGAGCAAGTGGGGTCAATACCTGGGGGACAAGGTGACGGCTGCCAGGTGGCCCGATGCGTTCGAATTCGGGGTGGTGGCGGTTGATCCGAGCTTGGGTGCCGATGACCGCAAGGGGGACTTCTCGGCCATCGTCTTTGTGGGCAGGGCCAGCGGTCGGCTGTGGGTCGACGCGGACATCAGGCGGCGGAGCGAAACGGAGATCGCAGCGGATGCGGTGGGGATGTACGCCCGGCACAAGGCCAACCTGATGGTCTTGGAGGGCAACGGCTTCCAGCGGGTCCTCGGTGAGTCGTTCCAGAGTGCGGCCATGTCTCACGGGATCATGCTGCCACTGCAAACAGTGATCAACACCGGGAACAAGATCCTCAGGTTGTCCTCCCTCGGCCCTCTGCTGGCGGCGGACATGTTCCGATTCTCGGACTCGCAGGGCTCCCGGCTGCTGCTGGATCAACTCGGGGAGTTCCCTCGTGGCGACCATGACGACGGCCCGGACGCGCTTGAGATGGCGGTGCGGACGCTGAACGGGATCGCGGCAACAGAATACGACTCGGAGGAACTGGCATACACTCCATGACGCTGGGCCGGTATCGTAGTCTGATCGTGTGGTGTGTCTGTGGGCATCCAATGCGGGTGCGTTCGTCGTGGGGACGGGTGGAATACCGCGAGTGTCTGCGGTGTGGGCGGAAGACTAAGCGAACGAGGCGAGACAATGAGCGAAGCGATCCGGGCACTGCTGGAAGCGTTTGTCCCCGAGACGATCGACCGTAGGCAGTACCTGTACGACGACCCGTCGTTCGGTTATCCGACGGCGGTCAACCCGTTCACGAGCGTCACCGATCGCAGCGATGGGCGGTTCAAGCCGTACTACGACAGCGAGGTGGACCTAGCCTACATCCGGGGGGCAGCACGTAACCTGTCGCTGTTGACACCTGTCGCGACTGCTGCCCTCGATAGGCTGGCGGAATATACGTTCGGCCCGGGGTTCGAGTTCACCGCACAGGGTGCCGATCCGCAGTTGGTCGAGCTGTGCCAGCGGGTGATCGATCGGTTCGTGGATGATGTGGACATGGTCGGCTCCCTCGATCGGGAGTTGCATCACCGCAGTCGGGAGGATGGCGAGGCGTTCGCCTACATCGAACTCGGCACGAACGGACGCCCGACGCTGTGCATGGTCGAGCCCGACCAGATCCGCGAGCCGGGCAACACTCGGCAGCTTGAGGACTGGTTGAGTGACTTCGAGGGTGTTACCTCGTGGTCCTACGGTGTGAGGAGCCCGGCGAACCGTCCAGCCGAAGCCCTCGGCTACCATCTGTCGCGGGATGACGGCGGGTTGGACTGGGACTACATCCCCTCCCGCAGGATGGTCCACATCAAGCGGAACGTGAGCCGCAATGCCAAGCGGGGCGTCTCCGACACGTTCTTGGTGGTCGAGGAGATCAGCAGGGAGGCGAAGTTGCGGCGGAACATGGCAGAAGGTGCGGCGCTTCAGGCTGCGATCGCGTGGATCTTGGAGGCTCCCCCTGGGACGTCACAGGCCAGCATCCAGACCCTCGGGGCGTCGGATGCGGTGGCGCAGTACGGGCGGCAGGTGGTCGGCGGTGGCACGAAGAATCAGAACGTCCAGCGGTACAAGCCGGGCACGATCTTGAAGCCGTCGCCAGGGCTGGTGTACAAGCCGGGGCCGATGGGAGCCGAGCGGAACAGCGGCTTCTTGGAGGTGTCGCAGTACGTGCTGCGGATCGTCGGGACGCGATGGGCAATGCCGGAGTACATGGTCAGCGGCGATGCGAGTAACGCCAACTATGCGAGCACGTTGGTGGCCGAATCCCCATTCGTCAAAGCGAGGGAAGCCGATCAGTCGTTCTACGCCCGCGAGTTCACCACCCTGTTGTGGAAGGTGCTGCGGTTCGAGCATGACCGAGGGCTCCTGACTGCCCGGCCGTGGCCAGAGATCGAGGCAATCGTGGACATCGCCGTACAGAAGCCCTCTGTGGCCAGCCGCAACGCCCGGGAACTGGCGGACGTGTCCCAGATCCAATTGGGCATGGGCGTCGTCTCCAAGCGAACGGCAGCCCGTCAGATGGGGCTCGACTGGGAAGAGGAGCAACGCAATCGAGCGGAAGAGGGACCGACCCCAGCGCCGGCCCCGTCGATCATGCCAGTCAGGGAAGCCGAGGACAGCTACAGCCCCCCTGAGGCGGCCCGCAACAATGCGAGGCGGGTGCTGAAGTGGCGTGATAAGCACGGGGACGCGGTGGCCGGGATGACACAGGTCGGATGGACCCGGGCCAATCAACTGGCATCCGGGGAGAACCTGTCACGCGAGACCGTCGGGCGTATGGCGGCGTTTGCGAGGCACAGGAAGAACGCGGACGTGGCCCCCGAGTTCGAGGGCGAGCCGTGGCGGGATGCCGGTCACGTCGCGTGGTTGGGCTGGGGTGGGACCAGTGGCGTGGACTGGGCAGCGGGGATTGTGGGCAATGTGCGGGAGTCGAGCCTAGACGCTGCTGTCGTGGCGGCGTTAGAGAGTGTCGCAACCATGCCCGAAGCGCGGGCGATCTTGGAGACCTTGCATCAAAGCGAACTGCACGAGAATTGCGGCACAGGCGCGGGCGGTTTCACGTCTGGCAACACGTGCGGCGGTGGTGGCGGAGGTGGTGGTGGTGGTTCTATCGCAGCGGCTGTAAAAAAAAAGACACCCAAACAGAAGCCCAGTCCGACGCAGATCAATGCCGTGAAGGATTATACGACTGACAAATTCCAGCAGGTCAACAGTGAACTACGATCGGGGAAGGTTAGTAAGGATACCAAGACGATTGCCAAAAGCATCGACGGTTATCTGGAGCGAGCGGAAAAGAAGCCCGGGCGGACTCTGCGATCCTTCCAGATTGATACCAACACGGAATCAGGCCGACGGATTGCTTCAATGTTGCAAACTGGTGGAACATTCACTGACGATGCCTACGTTTCGACGAGAGCAAAGGCACGGTCTGGCGAGGCTGAGGCGTTCAAGAATAAGGACACCTACAAGGGCAATGTGATTCTTGTCGTCAACGGAAAGAGCGGAGTCGATATTACGGGTGTGTCCATGCAGGGACGCACAGAGGCGGAGGTGCTCTATCCTCGTGGGACAAAGTTTAGGGTGAACAAGGCGGTTCAGACTCCGAGCGGTGGGATCTTGGCGGAAATCACGGAGATTCCTAAGTGAGCGAACTAGCAAACCGGATGGGTGTGGAGTCCGATTTCTCGAAGCGGCTGTCTCGCCTCACGTCACGTCAGCGGCGAGAGTTGCGGGAGATGCTGGGCAATCCCCCGGACATCCGCAACGTGAGCGAGGCCGATTGGAACCGCTGGGAGGAGGAGCGGCGACGGGAACTCACGTTGATCCTTCTCGCGATCATCCTTGCCGCGTTGAACCAGCACGTGGAGGAACTGCTGCCAGCCGGTCAACAGCCGAGTGATGAGACCCGGACGCAGGCATACCGGCAGGCACTGATACGGGCGCAGGCGATCGCGGCAGAGTCGGCACGGTCGTCTATGCAGTCGGCGAAAGAGGTCGTCACAGCATCGGGTGACCTGATCCGCACAGGCACAGCGGCGGACGTCGAAAGCGTGCTTGTGTCTGCACTCGGCCCGGATCGTGACGCAGTGACCGCAGCCACGACTACGACGTTGGCACAGACCGAGGGGACCAACGCGACGGCAATCGTGATCGAGCCTGCAGGGTACAACCTCGTGACGCGGTGGATCACGGAGAAGGACGGCAAGGTCTGCCCCGTCTGTCGGCCACTACACGGGAAGGTTCCGGAT